TGCAGGACCGCGCGTGAGAACGCTGGGTTACGGCGACGTAGAGCCTTGCGGCTGGGAGCGGAACGACAAACGGCGGTCAGTACTGAAACATTTATATACCCTTTTTCGAGGTTAAACAAAAGTGCCGATGTCGTTATCAATTTCGTGACCTCGCGCAAATGATATAGCGTCTACGATTAGGCGCATTCACACATTATATAAAAGCACATTTAAAAATTAAACATATTAATAACTACGTTGCGCTTACCAGCTGCCCCCGCTGGGGCAACCTGCTCACGAAATTGACCATTTGTAGCCGATGCGGGAGTTGCACCCGACTAAACAACCTCCATAACAAACATAACAAGTAAACCTTGCATCCACTGGGATGCGCCCATCGGCTGTGTGCCCGCTGCGCCCTCACGGGTTGGCGGGGTTCATTCAAATCACTATAAAACTATATTCATGCTATAACTTTCACCTCTTCGCCGACCCAAACACTTGTGCCGTGCGGCAATTTAAGATACCCATACGACACGACTTGGCCTTCGTAGATATAGCCACGATATTCGAGGCGTATCGTCTTGCCGATATATGGTCCAATGTTTGTCGCCGGCGCGTCGATGATTTTTGCTACCGGCGTGTTGGCGATTACCTGCTCAAAGTCAAGCGCGGCGTTGACCGCTCTCTCTTTGGTTGTTGCTGTTGCGCTGTAGAATATCGACATACCGGCATCTCCGGTGCGCCGATAATCCACGAAAATAAGACCATCGTTAATATACACGTCAAACATGCAAGGCTCGTCTGCATGCTGCGCTTGGAGTTTTTGAAACTCGCGCAGTGGATAAATGATACTTTCTTTTTTCATGCTGGTTGTTATTAATAGTGAAACATTGTGCATCGGCGGGGAGTCGAACCCCAGCTAATCTTCGCTAAAAACACATTAATTGCCTAACGCTGTTCCCGGCACAGCAAACAGCCGATGCTTGTAAAAACCAGCGACACCCTCACGGGCTGGCTGGTGTTGAACTTTTGGAGTCCTCTAATAAATTGGTGTACTAACATAAAACGTTTTTACCATGAAAACAACTCGGCGGCGCAGGGGGAATTGAACCCCCTCATCATCTCAAGAAACCAATCATAGATATAATATTATTGCTTGGGCAACCAGCCGCGCCGCAATAGGCAACTACCTTTGGCCGCTGCCAAAGTAGTCGAGGAACCACAGCAACCATACGATTGCTATCACGCATATTACCAGCTCATAAATCATCATTTTCAATCGCGTTTTGTTGCTCGCGTTGCATTGCCAAAAATTCTTCGTATGTGCAGGTTTTTTCTTGCGACCTGCGTTGTCGCTTGGCCTCCTCAACGCTCGCGTCAAAGCGGTCCTTGATGCCGTTTCGATAGGAACCAAAGGTGTAGTCGTGCAACGCTTTTGTGATAGTGATTGCGTCAACGCTGCCGTAGAAACGCCCAAAAGCACCAGCTTTGAACTTGTTGAAAAACAGCAAGAACTCACTGGCCTTTAGGTAGCCGTACTCGGAAAGTATCACCCTTGAACACTCGCCAATCTGAGCATCGCTCATACGCTTGCTATCATCGCTCGCGCCAAAAAAGGCGTTCAAGTCGATAATCTGCAAGCGCATAAATAGGTCGGCAATATTTTCTCCGTAGGCGTTCTTGACTGCCGCAAGCGTTGGTGCGCTTCCGCAAATACAACGACTTGGGTATTGCGCATACTTGCTGCCGTTTTCCGGCGCAAACGCCTCCAGAAACTTCTGCGCTGCACCATACCTACTTATTACAAGGTTGGCCTGCGATGTCTGAAATGGCGTTAATGATTGCCCTTTGCTTCCAGCTACTACCGCTTTGTTGAGCAACGCGCCCAGTGCCTTTGTTTCTGCCATAATTCACTCTGCGTCTTAATTCGTTGTAAAACACTCTTAAGTTCCAATTGACTTGGGCGGTTGCCAACCAGTCGGCGATTATCTCGTCGCCAAGTTCAATCAACGTGCCCCGGTCAATTTTCAGATTATACAGCATCTGCTCGATATTGAAATTATCAAGGTTTCGCAGTTCACGCGCAAACTCTTCGGCAAGCACGCGGGGGTCTGGATTAGTAACCAAAGAGTTCATCATCGTTGTCGATGTTTTGTTGTGGCGGGGATGTTTCATCGTTCTCGCCTTGCTGGGTTCGTATAATGTCTGCGCCTATATCGCCGGCGCGTTTCAGTGCGACTTCGGTCCGCTTTAACGCCAAAATCTTCTGCTGCACCTCGGCAATAGATGTCGAAACTCTATAGGTATTGCAAAGCATACAATTATTAAACTTGTCGCCCTTTGAGTTCGCCCTTGCCCTAAACGACAAGACAAATTCATACAACTCTTGGTTGTTGTAGTTTTGGTTGTAGAAATCGTTGATGCGACTATCTCCGAGAATGAATGCCCAAACTTGGTCGTTTGTACGACCAGAAATCTCTATTAGAATATCAAGCCTCAACGTGCCAGCGTATGACTTATACGGCTGGGTTATCTCCTTGATGTAGCCCTGCACCACCATAACTTTCCATGATTTTTCGCACCTCGGCTTCAGCGAGTTCGATGCGTGCGTGCATCAACTCGATGTCCTCGGGCACCTTGTTGATATTTACCACTCGTAGCGGCTGTTGCAAAAATGGGCAGTAGACAATAAAGTCGCCGCTATCTGCGCTGGTGCAATCCATTTCGGCCTGCATCTGCCAATAGTAGTCAGCGTTCACGCTTTTCAGCGTGGCCGCGTCGGTTATTGTCGCGCCATATCTAATCGCCGTATCAAAGTTGGGGCACTTGACCTCGACAATGCGGTTTAGGTCTTCGATGTAACCATCGGGGCTTGCCGCAAATAGGTCGATTGTAGGATGCTCAACACTGGGACAAGGTTCAACCTTGTTTCCGGTGTTCTTCTCGTATAACTCTTTAGCTTCCTCTTCGTGGTCTTTCCCCCACTGCATTGCGCGGGAGTAGGGTATGGTGTTCTCAAGATACAGCGCGAAAAGTTCATCATCGTTGACAACGTTCTCGCTTAACAACCTTTCGCCTGCAACCTTGAAAAGGTAGGACTTGGCGGTATCACCAAAGTCCTCACCCTTCTTGCGCGACGTTATCATTAGCTTCCCAATCATTGAGCCAGTGAAATGGCCCAATCTTGCTCGGTGCCAATCTAAACTACCCTGCAGGGGGTGATTGCTCATGTCGTACTTCATCACTCACTGAATAAGGATTGTTGCTGTTCTTCTTGCTTGTCGCTGCCCTCGGCTGGCGTTTCGCTGGTCGTGGCATCTTCCGTTACCTCAACGGCTTCAACGGCTTCGGCCGCCACTTCTGACAAGCGGTCTTTCGCCGACTCGTTGTCGCTGTAGCGATATTCACCAAACTCACGTTGGATAGATTGGTCTGCACTTATCGCCATTTGCATGCGCGTGTCTTTCGGCACCCACTTATTAATCAACTGCTTGACGACGGTCTTTAACGCCATTGCGTCAAAGTCGGTGGTCCACTTGCTGTTCTTGCGAATGTAGTCGCTTGAACTGCGGTAGGTCTGCGAGTAGCGTTTCCCGTGTGCCTCGGCTTCCGCTTTCGTCATGTAGACGGTCTTGCGGAAACCATTGAGTAGTTCAACGTGGGCAAAGTAGCCGATAACCTCGTCGCTTGTTCGTTCTCCAGACAAGTCGGGTTCACCTGTGAGTTTGTTAAACGAAATAAGTTCACCCTCGTAAACCACGTCAGCGTTCAACGTGCGAATGGTTCCACTGCGCTGAGCAAGCGTCACCAGCCCTTTCCAACCAATCTGGAACTGCGCCTCGGTTGTTCCTGCCCTGCCATTCTTGAATGGGATAACGTAAGCTTGCCCAAGATTTTTATCAAGCGACAAGTTTAACGTTGTTGCGGTCATTGCCGCATACATTGTTGTTACGGGGTCGCAGGCTTGCAGCCCCTTGTCGTTGGCAACCAACGTTGTTAAGTTAGCCACAAACTCCTCCTTGCGTGCGCCCAGCGCATCGGCAAGGTACTCTTGTGTCCGCGTGCCACGGATCATCAAATTAAAGTCTTTCAGTGTAGACATTTGATTGTATATTTAGTGCCCTCTAACAAGCTTCGGGCGTTGCTTTCTAATAAAACCACCCGCGTTTCGCAACGAAGGTGGGTGAAAAAAATCAACCTTAAGTTTAACACACTAAAAAAGTTATGAGTAAATTGCTATTGTGTAGTATGTCTGAAATTGCGTGGGGCAAGGTTGAATCGAACAACCTCAAAGTAACCTTATGCCCCGGTGGTGATTGTTAGATGTTTATACTCTCAACCCACTTGCGGTGGGGAAACGCCCAACTCTTTTCTTCGCTGGCGGCTGTTGGTAGTCCGCTGCGCTTCGGCCCTTCGGTGGTTGCGTCATGGCGGCTCGGCCGTTCCATGAGTACCCGCTTACTTTCCAACTGCGCTATTGCTGGTGCGTTACAGCGTTCACCATACGCTGTCCGTTCACCAGACTATCACCAATATGTCAAAGAACTCCTTTCGTGATACGCTACTCGTGCAGGGCTGCTGCGATGTCGTGCGCGTTATAGTATTTCTTACTATTTGCGCTGCCGCCGTTTCTCGTGCCCTGTATTGCGCCGCTTTTAATCAGCGCGTCTACTCGGCTACGACCCCACCTGCGGTACGCCTCGCGTTGGGATATTTGCTCCTCATCGCGCTTGGCGATGTAGGCCGCTATCCCTTGCTCAACCGCTTGGGCAACCAGTGCTTGCAGTTGCGATGGCGTTAACGCTATGAGCTTCTGCTGTATCATCATTTCAATCTTGTCACTAACACTATTTCAGTGTTTCGTGGTGCGGTCACGGAAAACTCCATGCCCTTGTCTTTTTTTAAGACAAATGCTCGCTTCCGAATTTCTCCCGCTTGCCAGTCGCTCTCTCGGAACGCCTGCTCGACATTGACCGGCATGCACATCAGCGTTGCGGTCAAGTCTTTGCGTTTATGAATTTTTGCAAATTCCATTTTGAAATTCAATTAATTGTTACTACATTTGTCGCGAAAATGACGTTATCGAGAACTCGCTTACATCAAAATCACGATGCAAAGGTAATATCATAATTTCATAAATTCCAAATTTTTCAGCACTTTTTTTTGAAAAAAATTGAATTTTTTTTTGAACGTGTTGAAAATCAAGAAATTGCAAGAACAAAAAAAATGCAGCGACTTTCACAAGCAACTGCACTTCCGATTCTCTAATATGTATCGATTAACAAAGACTTCAATTCTATTGAGCATACCAGCCCTTCTCCCCAACTCAATAATACGCGCGTGCGCCTGCGGGTTGGTCGGACTGGACACTCGGTGGTGTTCTTGCAAGGAGTCGGTCTATACCTCTCAAGTATATTTGGCTTCGGGTTTATGTCGTTTCCTCCCTTGTGGGATTTGGGTCGCCTGTTGTCGGCTGGTGGGACAGCGCAGGACTCGGCATAAACTTGCAGACCGCCTTACCGGTTTTTGTCTGCCCATGGGCTCGTCATGGGCGGGGAATCGTTCTTATCAAACCCCTATGTCAGCGGACTTTATACAAAGAAAAAGTCCGAGCCCTTGGGAGAGAATTATTGCCGTGACCTTTCAGTCAACCAGCGCGGCAATGAGGCGGGGCCAAGACTTTTTATATCTTTTCCAAAAACACCTTACTACCTAAATTCTCTCCCGCTGCAAAAGTAGAATGAAAAAACGGAATTTCAAAATTTTCGACAAATATTTTTTTAAAAAACGCTTTAACTATGACTGAAACAACTTGTATTCAAGAATTTATCGACCACCTCGGAATCACTACCTCTGCTTTCGAGGACAAGTGTGGTCTTGGCTCCGGAACTATTAGCAAGGGTCGTGGTCGTTCCAACTTCTCTCGTACAACGTTGTCGAGGATAGCCAACGCTTTTCCGCAACTAAACATGGACTGGGTTAGGACCGGCAACGGCATGATGCTCAACCCTGCGACAATCACTGCCGGTGACAACTCGGCAAATGCTATCGGTGGCAACGCCACAACCAACGTCGGCAATAAGATGCTACTGCGTGAACTTTCCGAGTTGCGTCGTATGCTTGATGAAGCGTTGCGTGAAAATCGTGAACTCACTGCACGCTACCTCGCTATCATCGAGAAACTAACAAAGTAGATGTTTCCAAATAGTTTCCAGATTGCATCTGCCGTTGCGCTTAATTGACTGCTAATCAACGCAGGGAACATCACGTTCCCAAGCTGAGGGCCGCGGGTTCGAGTCCCGTCTACCGCTCCACTTGATTATCAGCCGATTATGGTACAAAATAGTGCTGTGATTGGCTGGTTTTTGCTGCACAAAAAGTGTGCAGAATGTGCATTTTGAACATAAATGTTTCCAAATAGTTTCCACGAAATATGACTATCAACTATCAGATACTACCCGCCAAGCGCAATGGGATGCACTCGGTGCGCATTGTTGTGATTGCTGGTCGCAAGAATGGCTATATCCCTACACCTTTCCAAGTTGCCCACAAGGATGTCCGTGCGGGAAAGATTCGTGACTATCGCGTGTTGGATAGGTTGGATGCTTTGCTGCGTGAATATCGTGCAATTGCTAATGAACACTGCACATTGAATATGTCGCCGCAGGAAATCATTGCAGTGATACAGCGTGAAAAGGAATTGTCGAAACCGTGGCAATTAGACTTCGTGCAATATACGATTATGTGCGCTGCGGAGTTGTCCTCGCGGGGGCAGGTAGGCACAGCACGCAATAGAATGACAGCAATAAATTCGCTCTGCGCGTTTTTAAACACGAAAATGATAAATGTATCGGATTTGAAAATTAAAACGCTCACAGCGTGGCTGAATAGCCTTGACGGGGTTCGTGCGCCCTCATTGTACAAGTCACAATTGCAGGCTGTGTACAATCAAGCAATGCGGGAGTTCAATGATAAGGATGCTGGCGTTGTGCGATTGCCGTTCAATCCTTTCAGTGAAATTGCGTTGCCTCGTCAATCACCACCGCAAAAGCGGGCGTTAACTGCCGAGCAAGTTCGGGCGATTGCTTTGTTGCCGGACAAAGGTGGGCGATATACGTTGGCTCGCGATATGTTCATCTTATCGTTTTGCTTGATTGGTATGAACGCCGTAGACCTTTTGACGTGCCCCTCTATAAATAATGGTCGTGTTGAGTATGAACGTTGTAAAACGCGCTCGAGGCGCAGTGATAAAGCGTTCATTTCGGTGCTTGTTCAGCCGTGGGCACAGCCGTTGGTGGATAAGTATAGCGACACACAGCGGGCGTTCAATCTTTGGCGGCGTTATTCATCGGGCGGCGTGTTAAATCGCGCCCTCAACAAAGGATTGAAATTGGTCGGGGAAGATATTGGTGTGTCGGGGTTGACCTTTTATGCAGCGCGTCACTCCTGGGCTACAATTGCTGTCAATGATGTCGTGATTGACAAGTGGACCGTACATCTGGCGTTGAATCATGTTGACCCAGCCACGGCGATAACTGACGTGTATATCCGCAAGGATTGGCGTGTGATAGACGATGCCAATGAAAAGGTATTGCGGTCGGTGTTCGGCGATATATAGAAAAACCACCTACACTCACGCGCAAGTGGTCGATGATAACCCAATAATAAATGAACATTCGAACAGCACAAATATAGTAAATTAGTTTTGATTGACAAATAGAAACGCGGGTGTCACCTATAAAAAAGTGACACCCGCACAAGTTTAACAAACTAAAATAGCGGGTGCGCCCTCACGGGTTTTGCCGCTATCTAATTAACGTGCTAACGCCAAAAAAATTGTAATACAATGAAAAAGAAACTTACTCATTATCTATCCAGCGAATTATTGTGTCGCCGGTAAAACCTTTCTCCCACACAAACCATGCGTAACTAACAGCACTACCACCACCTGCAATTGCGCCTGCAAAGTCTGCGTTCTTGGCACACAGCACACGTTTCGCAAATTGAAATACATATCGTGGCGGGCGCGTAGAGAATAGCTTGTCGTATCGTTGCTGTCCCTCAAGAAACGTTGTCTTGAGAAACATACAGCACAAGTCGCCCTCTGGCAATATATCCAGCGCGTGGTTGACAAACTGCAGCGCATACTTGTATGGTGGGTTTGTTAGGATGCAGTGAACATCGCGGTCTGGGACCTGGCTTGCCTGCAAAAAGTCGATACCTGCAACGCCATACCCTCGGTCTACCAAGTCCGTTGCAATAACCTTATAACCTTTTTGTTCGAGTCGTTTAGCGAGTTGCCCGTCACCGCAAGCGGGCTCCCAAATAGTCCTTGTTAGACCGTGCATCTTCAGTAGCCCGTCAATTGCCGCGGGGTCGGTCGCATAAAAGTCGTTAGCCTCGCGTGCCTTGTCGGTGTGATTGCTCGCACCAAGTGTCTTGTATATGCTGTTGCCGTTGCCTACCCAATCTTTCATATCTTCCGGAATTTAATTGCTGTCCCTATTGCACCACCCGCAAGCGTTATCCCGCCTAACCATGCGAGTATCTTTTGCCACCAGCGTTGCCTATAAACCACGACTTCTTTTGGCACTTCTTTGACTTCCGCAATAGTATCATGCAGGACTATTGGTGTACTAATAGACGTGCGTATTGTGTCGGTCCGAGTCCTCCACCGATACGCGGTGCGCCAACGCTCGCGCCATATCGTGTCGCCAACAGCGTGGATGTAGACGCTATCGGTGGTGGTCACGCTGTCGTGTAGCTGGAGTACTCGCACTATCGTGTCGCTGGTGTAGACGGGCACCTCGCGCGTGGTGTAGATTGTCCGCGTGCAAGAGCAGCACAGCGTCAGTAGTAGGCACACGATGAGCCCCAGCGCGAAACCAATCGCTGAGCCGAGGCACGACTGCCACATCGTAGGTCGCTCGTCGGGTATCATAGCGTGATGCCTTTGGAGTAGATAGTACGCCCGTTAACTCGTTGAGCTGTCAACTCGTTGCCGCGATTTGTGCCAACGCGCTTGTAGCTGACGTGTATCCAATCGGGTCGACCTTGAGCGTCGGGATACTCGTTAATCACTTGGTCGTAGGGTAGACCCAAGTTGAGCAGTAGCCGCAGCAGTCGCGCGTTGTCGGCTCGCGTGTCGGTGACGGTGCGGATGTCGGCTGCATATCCGTACAAATGAGCCGAGTTAGTCGCGCCGCCCACGGCTCGGTTGAGTAGCGGGCAGCGGTAGCCGCTGGTGACGATGATAGGTCGCCCCCAAGCGGAGCGCAGCGGGTCGAGGATATTCTCCACCAGCGCTTTTAGGTTCGCCTTGATAGTGATGTCGGGGGTGTTGTCGATGCCTCGGCGTATAGCGGTAGCGGACCGCGTTAATTCTTCAATCGTAAAGTACTTCATAGTCGTCAAAAACCGCGATTTGGCGGCGTGAGTCGGGCGGCTGGTCAACTCGCCCACACTCACGCCTCCTCCTCGCTACTATCGTCGGTAATTACGT